TTTACCTTAACGTCAGAGGTGGCGATAGCCAGCTTGTATTCGCTGGAAGCGCGATATCCCATACCGTAGGTTGCAATCATCTGCACTACAACCTTCCCGATAGTACCCTTACCAGTCTTACCGCGTACAACCTTTGCGACAGCACCCTTCTCAATATGCCGAGCCGCAGCTTCGGCTTTATCCAGCAGGTTTTGATACTCACAGTTGATCAAGTATTGCTTGTATTTCTCGCGGATTTCGTCGGTCGCGTCCACCGTGATTTGGACGGGTTTCCAGTCGGGTCCATTCATATCGTACACATTGACTAGGATGTGCTTGGGAGAGCTGGTAGCCTCATCCCAGACGATTGCCCAGTCGGCTGAACCCCATACGTCGGACATGATACGATAGTTGGTATCATGTTTCTTTTCAAGCACATAGCCAGCCCAGTCGGTCTGGGAATCATAGAAACCCTTGTGCTGTTCGGTCCAAGCGATAGCCATTTGTAAAGTCTCCTTGTTAACTGATAGACTAGATATGGGTACGACCAGTCAAAATTTCAAGCTTTACAAACGCATAGCAGGTATGCGATGGACACATACCTGCTTACGCTACGTCATCAGTAACTGGTCTTGTTACCGTAAAAATCGTCTATCTCGTCGGCTTCATCCTGGTGCTGGACATATGCTTTTGTCCAGTTTCGGATCGGGCGTCTTTTAGACCCCTTTCGCATATCCACATAATCTTCATCATCAACATTCTCTTGAGTGCCATAGTGATTCTTTTTATACTTCATGTCAATAAGCCTTTACTAAACGTAGTCCTTTCTTGTTAAACTTCTCAGTCCAATTCATAAAAGTTTCGCCATGACTCGTTACACCTTCAGTCATAAACTGATAGTGATGAACAAGTTCATGTGCGAGAACTTCAATGAAAAACTTTTTGGATTTGTAACGCTTGTTCATACAGAGTTTTGAATATCTGTAGAGAGGATCTTTTGTATCCGTTACCGATTCATAATATGCGTATGCGCCTCTTCTCCAACGAATATCAATTTCGTCTATAGGAGATAGCTTGTTGTCAAACACTTCGCGGTTAATGACCTTAAACCACTTCATGCAATCTTCCGCGTTTGTATGATATACATCTTCGTCATGAGATTCCATAATCTTGACTAGTTGTGATCTTGTTCTTCTTTTTGACATATGTGTATCCTAAGATAGGTTCACATAATCTAGGTCGACCAATATACATTTTCAAGATCAGTCCAGAATGTTAGGAAAAGCCTCTGATACGATCTTCTCGTCTAGGCCTTTAATTTTAAGGTTCTTGAGAATCATGTTCATAAACACAACAGATTCTTTTCCTTCTAAGGCTTCTAACATCTGAATCAAAATCTGCTCTCGTCTTTCCTGAGTTAGATTTTCAGGACAACGAGGATGACCTTTGACTAACAAATACAAACGATCCAATTCTTGAATGATCGTTGAGTATCCCATTCCAGGCGGCACTTGCTCTGGCTTGTAATACGGAACCTTATCAACCATAAATTCAACACGAGGATGAAAAGCTGCCTGAAGAACGGTTCGTAGAGCAAAGTTGTCGTTCTTTTGTAATATCTCTATCTTTTCTTTCTTACCTTTGGCCTTTTCAAACTCTTCAAAAATCTCATAAATCTGTTTCATTATTTTTCTTTCTTTAAAATTCGTCCAAAACTTCAATCATGTTCCGAAGCTTCTTCTCAATAAAGTAGTTGAGCATCTTGTTCTTTGAACCAGTTTTTACAGTTTCATATGCCTCAACAATGCTCTTCTGAATATCTGCTGGAATTAGATCCAGGTCAACAAGCATTCGATTTCTTGCATATCCTCTCAGCATGGTATCATTGACGCAGAACTCTTCTGGATTCATGTGGACCCACTGCTCAAGCTTCTTCTTATTTATGACTTTTTGACGTTCGCCAATAGCGAAGACATTATCGGCAGACAGAAAATTAGGAATACCGTCTCCGCGATCACCCTTGATGATATGTTCACGAATAAAAACTTTCGGATCTTCCGTCTTGATAAATCTCTTCAAGATCGGAGAATACTGAAGAACGTTGGGATACTTCTGTAGCTGAACAAAGTCCTTGTCTGAAGACAGAATCAACACTTCTTCATGTGGTGCATTTCGAGCAACCAGAGTTGCGATGATATCGTCTGCTTCGGCACCATCAACTTCAATGACCCTATACGGAAAATACTCTTTCAGTTCTTCACGGATTTTGTTGAGGGTTTCAAAGATTAGATTCCAATCAAGCGAAGATGCCTCTCGGTCTTTCTTCCTGTTGGACTTGTAGAAAGGGAATACGCTTCTGCGCCAGTAGCGTTTAGAATCGCAGCAGATAACAATGTCTCCGTACTTCGACTTGAATTGCTTAATATACGAACGAAGACTGTTAAGAACCATATGCCGAATCAGGTCTTCTTCAATTGCAATCTTTGGACTAGATCCAATTTGCTGCATCAGATTTGAAATCAAAACCTGGTTTAAATCAATCAGTATCATTTTTCACCTTAATCATATACCACAAGTATATAGTATCTATTCTTTCTTGTCAAGACCATCATCTGAGTTATCAGCACTGATCTCTGCCATGTTTTCCATAACCTGATCCATCTTGAGTCTCAGGTCTTCAAAATTCTCTGCCTTAACAAGGGTAACGTTTGTGTCAATGAAAGAATGGAGAGGATGATCTATGTTGAATGATCTATAGATCGTGGCTCTAAGTCCGTCAGCAACAAAAGAAAAGTCTCTCTCAAACGATTCGGTTTCAGAGTCTATGCCATAATTCTCTATCGCATCAATGATGGAAAGAACAAGGTCTTCAACAATCGTTTCAGCATGTTTTTGAAGACTCTTTTCTTTGGCTTTGTTGATTTCTTCAATATTAGGTGGAACTTCTCGGATAATACGATTAGTAGGAAACTTTACAATAGTTGTCATTTAATGATCCTTACAAGTACTACCTCATTATTTATGCGACCAGTTGCGGTCTTAGGCTTGCACTTGATTTCGTCCATGAACTTTCGCAGCACAATCTTGCCGCCATCCTTCAACTTGTTCAGTTGTTCAGTCGGCTTTCGCAAAGTTTTAACAGTGGAAGTTTTTTCATCCCATCCAGTTACTGTGCTACCCTTGACGTTAAGCCCAGCAGGGCCCATAGCGTTGTAAACAGCCAGAGTTCGATATTTGGTATTGAACACCCAAAGCTGGTTGCAGCCAATAATCTGCTTCGGATCGATAGACACGACATTGTAAGTTTCATCCTTTTCTTTGAACTTGAGTTTAGCCACAAGTTGAACAGGAGACTTCTCCTTCTTCTTGCGCGGCTTGCGAGTGGCTTTGACAATAGTAGCGCGAGTTTCTGCTGCCGAGACGATAGACTTGATAAACTCCACGTAAGCCCTCAGCTTTGGCTTTGTCCAGTGTGAGTAGCCTTCTTTCAATTGAGCATCTTTGCCATTCAAAGCATCGTATACCTCAGAGTAAAGCGGCTTGTAATAGTCTGCAATGCGCTGGGCAATAGCAGGCTTCACATCCTGTTGAGAAAGCCAATCTGAAGGCTTAAACGTAGAGCCGTCACGATAGTAGTTGTCAAGCTGGACTTCAAGATCAGCAATCAAATCGTTTGCGCGATTGGTCACACGTTCCTGAATAGAGATTACTGGCTTGACTTCTTCTTTCGCGGTGCCGACTTCTTCTTCGACTTCGGCGCTTCCGCTGCTGGCGGCGGCAAGGGTTCGGATTTTGTTGAGGTTTCGCTGGACGAGTTCTTCTGAGAGTTCACCGCCCAGTAGTAGTATGCGGCAATTCCAGCCAATAGTACGGCAGAGATTAGAATTAATTCTGTTGACATTTTTGATTAGTTCCTTTTCTGATTTGTGAAATTCTTTCAAATAGTCCACGACCCAGACCTTTGCTTGATCCGAGTCGTAAAAGTAGTTATACCAATTATAGGCACCGATGATCTGGGCATTTGTTACATCACCACGAAGATCGGGTTCAGATCCAAGATACTTCTCATCAGAGAACTTACCGCGAACCGCTTTCGGCTTCCTTGCCATAATTTTTCCTTAGATTATTAAAATTCCAATCTTTGAAGTCGGTAATCACACAGATTCCGTACTCAAGATATTCATAATTGTACGCTATGTCGGCAGCTTTGTCAAGTGCTTCCTCAAGATTGGAAAACATTGGTGCATCTTGGAAATATTCCAGCATCATTTCTGGATCACCCTGCCACTTGTACGTTTCATCGGAAAAGTTTCCGTAGATATTATCAATTCCTTGATGATGTGCTACTCGGAATTCTGGACCTTCGGTCTGTAGAATATAAACTCCATTATCGGCTGACATTATTCAATCTCATATTCATCAAATCTCTTTTCTTGCATAGTCTTTTCTTTGAAGTGTTTGCGCGGATTACCGCACATGTGACAAGAGCAGGGCTTTCGCGT